AATGACTCACCATTTGTATCACCTGCATAATCATAAATATCAATACTCATTCTTAACATAGTACTAGTCCATGAAACAGGTAATGTTATTTTTATGTAGCCAGTCAATGAAACGTTATTAGTAGTTAACATTGCACCTTTAGGATTCAGAACTGAAATACCAGCAACTGTAGAAGTTTCCGTATGTACTATAGCAGCCTCCGATTGGAATGTACCAACAGAATTTATTCTAGCTACTTCAGAACTAGCACCACTACCAAATATAGTACCATTTCCAGTATAGTAATTCAAATATGTAAGATTACCTGCATTAGCATCCATGTGCAGATTACCATTAGTACATTTAAGTACTCCTTGCTTATTAGCAGTACTTCCTGTTAAGATTAAACTGCCAGTTGTTGAAGTACTATACTCACCAATAATTACATGACTATCAGTACCAAACTCACCAGTATCTAAATCAATATACGCTTTTGTTGCACCGGCACCATGAAATTGCAATTGGTTACTAGTAGTATTCCAATACACACCCCAATTACTAGCTGTTGATAACCAGTATTTACTAGCATCATTATATGTTATTGACCCATTAGCAATCAAATTCTGATTAATTGTAACGTCACCAGCAAAACTCCATGATGGAGCCGTGCAAACCATTCCAATTGAAGAAGCAATCTCATTTGAATCAAAACCAAGTACATTTGTACCATCATCTACATATAGATGTGCATTAGCTCGAATAGTTGCTGCTGCGGTTGAAGCACCAATAGTACCAGTATTACCTGTTACGCCCACTCTACCATCAGATACATTAACTAAACCATTTGTAATATCAATAGTTGTATCCCAACCAATAGTATTATCAGCGGTACCTATATTTGCTGTTCTTAGGTATATGCGGCCATTGCCACCTTCAAAATCTTGACGTATTAATGTTGCACCAGAACCAGTAGTTGTAAACTTATCTGTAGTAGAAAAGAAACTACCTGCTCTAAAGCAGAAGTTACCACCGCCATCATTACATGTGATACGCTTAAAACCATAACCATCAGATGCATTAGTATCATCAAAAGCAATAGATGCACTACTAGAATTTAATGTAGTCCATGATTTATTACTAAATATACCAGTACTATCCATACCAACATTAACAACACCAGCTTCGTAAACTACAAAACCTCCATTAGCTTGAATGGGTTTATTAAAATAGAAATTTGGTGCAGTACCATATAAATGATTATATGATACATTATCACACCCTATTTCCACAGTACCGGTACTATTTACTACTTCAAATAATGTTGAGTCATTTGGCATATATGCACGAATTTTACCACCAGCTACATCATTAGTAATATACAAATCTGAATTACTAGCAGAACCATAACCAATGTACCCTTGGCGAGTGGCAGCATTATCATAATATGAATTATAAATTATATTTGCAGCACCTAGCCCTGTACCTCTTAAACGAAGTGCATTACTATTATTATGTACAGCAAAATTGTTGGTAGTGGCATTACCCCATTCACCTCTATAAAGATCACCATCTGTTCGTACTACAGAATTTCCAAAATAAGTACCAGAAGTAAATGCATTTGTGTCATTAATACGTAACCAAGTATCATGTGCTTGGAATGCTAACTTGGACTGCAGTTTTATATCATCTGCATTTAACTGTATATCCAAATCTGTCATATTGATGGAACTACCACCTACACCATTACCAAAAATTCTAAATGAATCTTGATAAACGTCTAACACCCAATAATTATTTACTGTATCAAAATCAGCACATGTGTATAAATTAATTTGTCCACCTTCATTTGCAAGTGTTGGACCACCATAAACATTAATTAAACCAGCGGTATTATCACTTACGCCAACACTCATTGAAGTATTAGCTGCAATTGTTGTAGCATTCTCAATAAGGTTACTATTCATATTAAGTCTACTACGAAGTGTTACAGGATGTTCAATAGTACCTAAGTAAAGAGCTGTACCATGATCTTTCCAGATAATGTTGGTAGTACTATACGCTGTATCTTTTACAACAAAATCTTTACCAGTAACATCAGCATCTAAAGTGGTACTTGTAGTTTTTAATGAGCCATTAAGTGTTAGGTCTCCAGATACTAATATGGCATCACCAAATTGCCACCTAGAGTTACCATGGTGATAACCAAAACTATCAGCATAGTCAAAAACATTACCAGTGATGGGTATAAATTCTGTTTCGGCTCCACCAGCTTGATGAATTAATGCAATACCATTTTGTTCAACTGTTGAAGATTTAGCAACCCAAATATTTGTAGCACTTGTTGCATCTCTACTAAACGTTAGTGTTCCAGTTGTTGTATCATTTAAGTCACTACGTAAGAATTGTAATGAATCTAAACCATCAAGAGTTGCAGCATCTGTACTGATACCGAGTGCTTCAACATAAGGTTTTGTAACAATAGCATTTATACGTGCATCAGCTCTAACATCTGTGTAATAAAGATTTGTTGCACCTTCAGGTATGTCATCAGTTGTTAGAGTAACATTACCAGTTAAAGTATTAATAGATGTTACCGTTTGTGTACTTGTTAATAATTCGTGCCAATCCGCGATCGTACCTAAATTAGTTCCAAGTCTAATGAATGTTTTGTTTATATCATCACGAATAGCAATATCACCTTCGACAGCGACTAATGCTAACATAGCAGCTTCACTACTCACAACGAAAGTTGATGATACAGTAACTTGTGGTAAATATGAACTAGGAACTAAACCATCAGCACCTAAAGGAGCAACACCACTAATAGCACCTTTATCAGCAGCAATTAATGCTGTACTTAATTTTGTTTTCTCAGCATCATTAAATTCATTTGTATCTATGTTTGCTTCATACATAGTTTTAATATCTGAATTAAGAAGATTACCCGAGTGATATGCAACACCACCATTAATATCTAATTCAGTTTCAACGAACCATTTAGTACTAGTAAAATTATATCCAAATTCTTTATTAAAGTCTGCAACACCTGCTGGTGCAGGAGCTAAGTAGAACATATCACCTGTAAGAGTAGTTGCAAAATTCATTGTATTTGTGTGGCCTTGACGACCAATTAAGAATGCATAACCCGGAGTATCAAATGTTAAAACGCCTGAAACAGTATCATCGACATCACTTCTTAAAAATTGTAAAGAATCTAAACCATCTAATGTAACAGCATCATTACTAATACCTAAACCTTCGACATAAGCTTGAGTAACAACAGTATTAATTCTTGTATCTACTCTTAAATCAGTATAATATAAATTTGTACCTTCACTTAAATCAGTAGTGCTTTTCGCAGTAAATGCTGAATCAAATCTAGCTTGAGTATAATATAGATTTAAACCTTCTGTTAAATCATCAGTAGTTTTTAAACCTAATCTTGTATCAAAGCGAGCATCTGTATAATATAAATTTAAACCTTCTGCTAAATCATTTGTAGTTTTTAATGATAACCAAGTATCTGCTCTGCCTTCAGTATGATATTGTAAGTGATCATCATCAGCTAAACCAACAAGTGAACCATGATCAACACCCAATGCATCTATAACAAGATTTGTTAAATTACCAGCATGATAAATTATATATGTTCCAACTAATGGTGTATTTGTAAATGTACCACCATTAACAATAATATCAGCATTTGAATAGATATTACCAGCTGAATCAACTTGCATATTACCATTTACATCTATACCAACGGTAAAACTTGCAATACCAGATTGCTCATCAACACTGAAGGTATCACCAAATGAATCAACTATTCTTATTGGCGTGCTAGTATCATCACCAATATATAATACTTGATTTGATGCATCCCACCCTAATTCATATGGAGATAAATCACCGATTAAAGGTGTTCCAGCACCACGTTTTATTTTAATTATATTTGACATTTACCAAGTACCACCATCTATTACGTCATTATTGAATACGAAAGGAGCCCATTCAAAAGTACCCGGAGTATCGAATACTTCTCTATAAAAGCTAAGTTGTTTTGTTAATGTATTATACCAAAATTCACCCTCTGTTGCAGATAATGGAACAGTGTCTGATTTAATAAGAGGGAATTCTATATTTGTAATGTTGTCATCTAAATTATCTAGAATAGTTTGAAGATTGTAAATACTCTTTATGCTTTTTTGCACAATTGCCATGTTAGGGCTCCTATATTTCTAGTATTTATACAACTGCTATGTATGGAACTTCGCACTCAAAACCATTTAGATTATCGCCAACATCAAATAATACTCTTGATTTATCTGGACTTAAAGTGCATGAATACTCTGTAATGACATTAGGCGCACCAGTAGTTTCGAATATACTAGCAATATTATTAACCAAACCACCTAAAGCAAGCTCAGGTAGAGTAATCTCGTCACCTGTAATTGTTATTCTAGTAGTCTTTTTAATTTGTCTAGCACCTAGTTCATCCAAGGCTGTTTGAATAGTGTTGGATGCTATATTACCATCACTATTATCATACATCATTGTTGATGCATGATTATTATTTAAATCAATTAAAATTCGTCCATCTAAAGCAGAATCTAAAACTGTTGCAACTAATTGATTTTTAGTTTTGAAATCTGGAGAATTAGTTAGTACACCATCTTGGAAATACAGTAAATCACCTTCAGCAAATGTTGTTGTATCTATACCTTTTAAAATACCGTGAGTCATTATTGCTGCTGGAGTACCAGTTAAAGTATTAAGTGTACAAACACCAATAATATCTTCATTTGCTAATGCCTTTTCAACATAAACAACATCATTCTCAACATCTGGACGTAATTTTACCCAGTCACCTTTATTGATATTTACTGCGTATGGAACACCTTCAAAATGTAATGCATTAGCATGAACAATATTTGAAATATCACTAATGATTCTATTCCTGAATTCGTTATAATCAGCGCCACCAAGTTCCGTTATTTTAGCACTTAAACTGGTTAGAGATACTTTATTAGATTCATTTTCACCAACTAATAATAGTACTTCCGTACCAATTAAATCGTTATTATACTTTTCATCTAAGTCTTCAATTGATGAATAACCAGCCATGTTATCTCCTTAAGATATTAATTCTGTTAAAACTCTTTGTCCAGAGTTTGTGATTCTAATTTGTATTGTTTCTGCAACGAACTTTGGTTTTATTATTATGTCAACTAAAATTTCATCGTTGTCACCCGGTCTAATATGTATTCTGGCATCTTCTATACCTCTATTGACCTTCATATTTTCTAAATATCTCTTAAATTCTGGTACCATACTATGTCTAGTAAAATAACTATTTTCTTCGAATACATAGTGATTTAAGATTCTTGGAGCCTCTTTAATTAAGTGATTAAACAAACTGCTTATATGCACATTAGTAAATACACTATCTTCATCATAAAATGTTCTCTGGGTTAATAGAATGCCACGAGACGTTACATTTAAGCCCATTTCTAAGTAGTCTTCAACGTCATCCCTTGATAAAGTGATATGCATTTTATCAAGATTCTTAATAATACCTCTTTCTAAACCTGCAGCCACTGACCAAGGAGATATTAAAGAAGCTTGGGCTTTTAATCCAGCTGCATCCCCAGCAATATTAACTAACTTAATTTTATTTGAAAATACATCATATTGTTCTTTCATATTCATAGTGAAATGAACGTTTTTGCTTCTTGGTAATGAATCTATGTACTTCTTTATTCTAACTTTTGACTTTCCATTTAATACAGATGGAGGAATTAATTTATTAAATCCTAATACACTAGCTCCATGTCCATAAAGTACTTCTTTATCACCATTTTTATTCGTAATTGATATTCTCGTAATTATAACAGTTGGTAATCCAATAAAAGCAATACAATTATTTTTATCAGCAAAATCAATAGCCATTTCATTAGCTCTTTGATTTCCAATCAATATGTCTATATTATAGAGATTTGAATCGCTGTACACATCATATGATCTTTTAAAATCAGCTTCTTCAGGATATGAATTCCAGCCTTCACTTAATGTTATAATATTTTCACCATGAAATGATAAATTATTTACGGTATTGTCTATAATACAGTGCAAATATAGACTTTCATCATTTATTCTATCTAGATTATTTATCTCATCATAGTACTTTTCTATAACAGTGTTATTTCTAAATGCAATTATTCCGGTGTAGTCATCTTCAAAGAACGTAAAAATGTCTTGTGCTTTTACCGTGCCTTTTAGTACAACATTATTATTGTAGTCTTCTTTATTAATAATAGCAACACTTAATAAATTGCCCCATATCCCTGGTGTTTTTGCATAGAATGTAATATTAGATGTAGTAAGAGTATCTTTTAACGTGTTCCATTCATCATATAAATTAAAAACAATGCTTGTATCTGCTACTGAATTTGCATTCGTTTTATGCAATCCAGATGTTCTTGTTACCCATATTCCAGAACTGTACTGTAAAAAATTATAAACCTGATACCAATCTTGATGATATTCGCCAATGCCTCTACCAAATAAAAACTTAAATTGATCAACATTACTAATATAGATTGGTAGATCTATTGGCCCACGTTCAAAATGCCCAACAAATGCTGATACCTCAGCTGATTCATAAGGCTTATAAAATATTTTATTTATTGTTTGAACATTAGTATTTGGTGCACTCATATCTCTATTTATACATAAATTCTTATTTCACACATAAAAAAGCCGGGAATAAATCCCGGCTTATTAAGATCAACTTAAACGTTTATCTATTATCCACCGATTACTTCTGAGAAAGAATTTGTTCCAGCATTCGTAAAACGAAGTTGGATGAATTCCGCAACATAAGTTGGCTTTATATAGATGTCTACAATTAATTGATTACGTGAAACAATATCCGCAGTATTGTTTGACTCATCACAAATAACTAAGAAATCCTGAATACCACGTCCAGCTTGAACTGAACTTAAGTATGGCTTAATCATTGATATAATTCTATTTCTAGTAAATGTATCATTGAATTCCATAACTTGGTATTTAGCCATTTTAGATAATGAACGTTCCATAGTATTAAATAAACCACGAACATTAACACGATCAAAGCTTGAAGGCTTATCAAGTAATGTTTTCTGGCCCCACATAACAGTACCTTGTCCAGGGAATGCAACGATAGGATTAATACCATTTTTGTAAAGAATATCACGTTGACCTTGAGTAGGATTAAATGCAAGCTTAGTAACATTTTTAATTTGACCACGTTCTAAACCAGCTGAAGCCCACCATGAAGCACGATTCATAGAAGTTTGAGCACGTAGACCAGCAATATCACCAGCTAAGTTAATCCAACGATATTTATCGTTATAACGATCATACTGATATTTGTAATTACCTGATGCAACAACAAACATATCATTGAAGTTAAGATCACCTGTTTTTCTCCAAGTAACTAAAGCCGAAACAGCTTGAGCTGATTTCTTACCAACTGTATCTGCATAAGTCGCACCAATAAAACCAATGCAATCTTTACGAGTATTAGCAAGATTCTTAACACTTACACCACCATCTAATTCATTAGCAATAAGAATATCAACATCTAATTCTTCTTTATTACCAAAGATATCATATGCTGCAGCAAGATCATCAGCTTGAATAGCAGAATCCAAAGCATACTTTAATGTAATGGTTGAACCTGGGATACCATTCTTAGCAGCGATGTAATCTTTAATTGAATTAGTATTAGCTGTATTATCTTTAGCAAAGATATATGATGAACCAGCGTTAATAACATCTTCAACATAAGTTGATTTGTTATTATGATCTTTTGCAGTACTATCAAAATCAACAGTCCATGTTTCAACGATTTGTGTACCTTCCTTAATGATAATACCTACTTCAGTACCAGTTGGAGCGTACTCAAATAAATCATCAAGAGCAATACCATCAAATACTAAACTTGGAGTTGATGTACCGAATGCACTTGGAGTTGCAATAGCAATTTCAAGACCAGCTGACCATGCACCTGGGTTACGAGCGATGAATTTTAATTTTGATTCAGCTGAGTTAACAAATGCAATACCGGCTTCTTCAGCTTCATAATTGGAAGCATTAAGAACAGCAAGAATTGATTGAACATATTCATAATCATTTGTAACAGCTTCGCCCGCAGCTACAGTATCAACAGCTTCAAACACACCATTAGTTGCAATTTCAATAGTATAAATTCTATCAAAACCACCAGCAGCGTTAATAGCCTGATCAAGAGGTCTATCAAAACCAAGTACGTCACCAGTAATAGTTACAACTTCATAAATAAACTCATCATCCGGTCCACCAGTTGTTGGATCTTCAAATGTAATTAATTGACCTATTGTAAAACTAACACCTTCACCAAGACCAACGGTAACAGTTTCAGCGCCAAGTATTTCATCACCATCAACTGCAACGCCAGAAATTTGTGTATTTGTACCATTGTAGTTAACAGCACGTGAAACTAATAGCTTATTACCATATTGTAAAAAGTTATATGCTTGATACCAATCATTATAATTAAGATTTGTTGGGTAACCATAATAAGTGATTAAATCCGCAACACTTGTAATTAATAGATATGTATCAGCAGGTCCTTTTGTAAAATTACCACTGAATACAGCGATTGAATTTGAAACAGTTGGTGCAATAGTACTTGCATCAATTTCCGTAACAAATACGCCTGGGCTTAAAGTTTCAGCCATTTTATTTCTCCTTTTATTTTAAAATTTTAATTCTGTATATCTATTGAACTCCGTTCTATAGAGTCAGAAGACCTTATAATTTATTTAAATACGACATTTAATAACCAACTGGACGAACCTAATTGGCAATATAAGGCATTATCGTAAATTATTTTTATATTTATATTAAAGCGACTTTAATTCGTCCTTTGTGAATAGAACTTTTGTACCACCCTTATCTACTTTACCATCAGATGTATAATATGTAACAGTAGTATCATCAGTCTTTATTGTTGTATTAGGTGGGTATCTATCACCATTTAATTCAACAACATTAACTTTCTTTGGTTTACCATATTTACCCTTTAGAAAGGGTACTACATATACAACATCACCAACCTTAATATCTTTTAAAGATTTTGATGATTCTTTTAAAATTCTTTAAAGCTCATTATATTGCCTTCTTTCTTACAAGCTTTAATGCTGCATCAAGAGCATCACAAATTTCATCATACTGGACTTTTACTTTATTACGATATTTGTCAGCTTCAGGACTAGATAAACCTAAAAGCATTTTATCTTTAGGTTCTTTATTGCCTAATCGCTTCTGAATATCATTAAGTTTTTTCTGAGCGTCTTGTTTGGCTTTGTAAACGGCATCTTCTGGACGCTTACCTTCATTTAATTCATCTTTATCTATGTATGTTTTGAAATCCATTTTATTTCCTTTATTTAAGTCTATTAATTAATTCTTTAATTTGATCTGTGTCTAATTGTATTTTAACATTGCCATTTGTATCATTATCGGTAATACAAACAATGCAAGAAGAATCTTTAAATTTTAATGAGATTGAATTATTATCTTCGCCATCTTCAGATGAAGATTTTTTAGATTTTAACAATCTTATTAATTTTTTTCCTTTATTTTGATCTAATGCAATATGATATTCTTTTTGTTTTTCACTTACACTTAGTATAATATGTCCACCACCAGAATATACTTCAATTGAATTAGATTCGTACTCATTTAAAAACTCTTTAAAACTCATTTTTATTCCTTATTCCTTTTAATTATTTACCATGATTCATCATCTCCATCACCACTATAGAATTTGCCGTATAGTGGATCTTTTTCTTCATCATTAATTTTCTTAAATTCATCTTGTATTTCATCCTCAGAGAATCTAAATACATCTTTAAGAATTGTATTAACACTGAATAGCTTACCTTGATATTCTTGTGCTGTCGCATAGATTTCAAGTTTATTCATAAAGTTATCAAGCTTCATTTTCTCAATGAACTTGTTTTCACTAACGAATTGAATTTGTATTAGGTCTTCTTTATCTTTCCATTCCTGGGTAGTCATAATACCACATGAAATAACTTCACGTTTTAATATTTCTTTAAATAAAGAACTATAAACTTGACGAAGTCGTGAGATAAACATAAAGAACTTCATATCTTCTTTAGTAACTCTAGTTTCATCATAAGAATAATCTTTATCACCATCTGGATTAACATCAATTCGATTAGACGGGATTTTCATACTACGATATAATTTCTTAGAGAAATATAAAATATCATTTAATTCACCAAGGTTACCAGTTTCATCCAATACATCAACTGTTGTTCCTTTACCACCTGAACGGTTAGCAAACCAGTAATCTTCTACCATAGATGTGATGTGTTGTTGGTTTGAAACTTCACCAGTTTGGTTATTATAAAATTTCTTATATTTGAACTTGTTTTGGTAATTTGTCATTACCTCAGCACCACGTTTATTTGGTAGATCACCAATATCAACGTTGAATGCACGTCTTGATATACTTCTACTGAATCGTAAAGGAATAAGTAAATCTTCAAGAGTTTTTAACATATTGGCAGGTTTAATAGAATATTCTAAATAACCAAGATTGATTTTGCCATCGTATAATCCAAAATCTTCTCTACAAATTTCTTCTAGACTATATTCTTCACGTTCTAAATCTGATTTCGCAGAAGACATAATATTTTTATCTTCCTGCATATATTTAAAAACTTCTTTCTTTTTATCATAAAATAATAATGATGGCTCAATCATTTTTATTGATTTAATACCATTTTTAGTTGTCTTTTCATCATACGATGTATGCATGATAATTTGACCATCAATATATCCAGTCTTAACAATCTGGAACATATTGCGTTTTATATTCATTATTTTTAAAATCTTATTGAATTTGTCAGTGATAACTTCTACTAATTTATCGTTTTCTTCATTGACGTTAATCTTTAATGGCATCTCATCATCGTAATTAAAGATTATTTCATTAACAATTTCATCAATAGCATCCGTAACATCCGGAGTCATTGATAATTCTCGGTATTTCTTTATTTTATCTCTTTGCTTATAGACAATGTCAGAAACTTCACCACCACCAAATAAGCCTGATTGGGAAGCCTCACTATCAAAGAACGATGTAACGTAATATTCATCATCAAGATTAACTAATGTGTTTCTATCACTAACATCAGAGCTAGTTGGTTCTTGTGTAATATTCAAAAACTCTTTAACTTTCTCAGTAATATTCATGTATTTTACCTTTATTTCTATTTATTAACTTATTTATAAATATATAAAAAGAGGTTTATGTATGAATCTAAATATAGATGGCGATACCGAATATGATTTAAATACTTCTCTTATAGATGAAGTTATTAAAATGTATGGAATTGAAACAAAATTTATGATCACTGAGAAGATTAACAGAGATGATACTGTTTTTGGCGATTATTCACATATCAAGTCAGATAGTGCAAAGATATATGATGTTTATATGCTTCCAGAAGTATCTGAGGATTGGGATGGTGGTGACTATGCATTTAATCCATTCGGTTTAACGAATTTTGAGAATATTAGCTTATTTGTTGCTAAATCAGATATAGATCTAATGGATCTTACTAATGAGCATGTGACTGGTAATTTGATTGTTCTTCCAAATAATAAAATTATGGAAGTCACAAATACTTCTTATGAAACTCCCGGTATTAATAATTTATTTACAACATCAAATGCAAAATCAGTTCTTAAATTAACATGTAAGCCTTATGAGTTTAAACTTGTTAATGAGCTTGATAATGTTGATATTTCGGTCGATCCATTAGGTGCTCCTT